TTCACCTTAAGACAAGATCATTTGCCGCTCACATGGCCTTAGGCGATTTGTATGATGCTTTGGTAGACTTAACAGACACCGTCACCGAAGTATATCAGGGCAAGTATGGAGTCCTGAATATTAAAAGATCATCAACATCATTCTCTGACCATGACCCAATTTCTTTCATAAAAGATTTTGCGACTTGGGTTGAAAATGGAAGAGGAGTTTTTAACCCGGAAGATTCTCATCTATTGAATGAATGGGATAATATTATTAGTTGCGTCTACAAGACAAAGTACAAGCTCGAAAACCTGTCATAACTTTTTGTGACGGTTTTTGCAAAAATAAGATAACATTTCATAAATATACTATCAAAAGGTATATCTTTTGCAAAGATTAGAACACAAGGAGATAAACACATGGCAACCTTAAGTCAAGTAGGTATTCCAGGAGCAGGGTTCGGTATACTACAACCCAAGCAGCGTCATAAGTGGCAAGTAAAATTCGTAGGTTTGGCTCGTTTGGTGCCTGGTGCATCTTCAAGAGAGTTAACAAGACAGGCCACAAACTTCACTAGACCCACACTGGAATTTGAAGAAATACCAATTCACCGTTACAACACAGTGGCTTATGTAGCTGGGAAACATTCCTGGAACCCAATCACTTTAACACTAGAGGACGATATCACTGGGTTGGCATCCTACGCTATCGAGGGTCAAATTGAAACTCAGCAGCGTTTAATTGGTGCTGATCTTCCTGGTGCATATCTAAATAGTGCTCCATCAGGCTCAGACTATAAGTTTGGAACCATTTTGGAGCAGCTAGACGGTGGAGAGAATGTTATCGAAACTTGGAGACTAGAAGGTTGTTTCCTACAGTCAGCCGACTTTGGAGATCTTGATTACACATCATCAGACGCAGCAACTATAACAGTTACTATACGTTATGATCATGCGTCACACACTCTTAACGGAACTGGTCTGGGAACCGCTATAGCCGGAAATCTTTAACATTTAACACATGAATAAAAACTAAAGGCCTTTAAGGCCTTTAGTTTTTTGAGTAGAGCAGATTTAATAAATAGTACAAACAACTGAAAGACTGTTTATGGCAGACATCTCCAACGTAATTAAATCAACCGGCGTGCAACTTGAGAATGAGGCATACAGACAATTTGGTGCTGCAGTCCAAGATCAAGTCAGAGGACAGCTTGGGACGGTATTCAGAACTGACCAAAGTGCCCCAGGAACCATTTCAGCCGAAGCAGCTGCTAGAAATATTAGGCCAGGCGGCTATAACCCAACAAAATATGCGGCCAATATAACAAGTGGGGCAGGTGGTTATAACCCCAAAACAAAATTTCTTTTTAAAGTTAAATTTTCATTTGTGCCCGAAATAGGTCGGTTGCTATCAACGTTAAATAACTCTATATTGAAAGATCTTAATGAAAAACTAACATATGTGGTAAAGCAAATAGATTTGCCCAAGGTTCAAATGGACTATGAGGACGTGAATCTTTATAATTTCAAGACTAAAATATTAACAAATACCAGCTTTCGTGAAGTTAATTTGTCATTTTATGATGACGTTTCAAACACTTCTCTCTCTTTTATTAATACATATTTCCAATTACTAGTTCCTATAACTAGAAATAGATATCCTCTTAGAACACGTTTAGAAGACTACGGTTTTTCTTTCACACAGGCGCTGTCAAAAGTAAACACCTCTCTAAGAGGGCACTTGCCTGATAACAACTCACAAATAATATCAGAGATGATAATTGAGCAGTTTTATTTTACGTTTGATCAAAATGTTCCCAAACCAATAGACGCATACAAAGTTAACCAATTTACTTTTACTAATCCCAGAATTACGACCCTTGACATCAGTGATCAGGATTATGAAAATGGAAGCGCAGCTAACATCGTTTCTGTGATTATGAACTTTGATTCGATCAATATGGCTTTTAATAAAGATGCTTCAGATAGAATAAGTCCCGGAATTACTGGTGCAGACATATTTGATGGCACTAACATTCTTCAAAGTGCGCAGGCTAGAAATCCAGCAGGAAATGCAAAGAATCCATTCATAGATATAGTCGCCGCGCAGGGCCAAAGAACTGTACAAACAACGGTGGCTGGAGCTCTAAATAGATCTGTTGGAACTATAGCTGGAGGAGCCTTAGGAGGAGTTATATCAGATGTATCGGGGACATTGGGGTCTATAGCCAGAAAGACCATAAAAGATGTATCAACTGGAATATCACAGGGCAGTGCGCTGCCCTCTACCCCAACAATCTTAAGAGATAATTCTTCACCAAGAGAAGTGACGAATTCTGTAACAACTGTTAGCGCAAATGTCTCTTAAAGCAAGATTTATACCGAAAAATCCACAAAAGTATATAGGTGATCCTAATAAAATTTTTGCTAGATCATCTTGGGAAGTTTCGTGCATGAAGTATTTTGACAGTAGAGAATCTATTATACGTTGGGGCAGTGAAGAATTTTCCATACCATATTTGAGTCCACTAGATAATTCTGTTCATAATTATTTTCCAGATTTTTTCATTGAATATGTTAGAGATGATGGAGAGATAATAAAGGAAGTTATTGAAGTTAAACCTCTTCATGAAGCAGACGCTAAAAGTGCGAAATCAGATAGATCAAAAAACGCACTTATCATTAATGAAGCAAAATGGAAGGCGGCCGCAAGTTTTTGTGAAGCAAGAGGTCTAAAATTTAGAGTCCTTACTGAGAAATCAATATTTTGGCAGAAGAAAAAGGTAATTTGAAATGGCCACGCCTCTCATATTTGTTCCAAAACACCCTGAAAAATATGCAGGAGATGCTAGAAGAATAGTCGCGAGATCCAAGTGGGAGTTAATTTACATGTCAGCACTAGATACTTCTAACTTAGTTAGTAAGTGGGTTAGTGAGCCTAGAAATTTGAAGATAACTTACCTAAACCCAGTAAATAAGAAAGTAAAGTCGTATTGGCCAGATTTTCTAATTCAATATTACAGTGGTGAGATAGAAATCTTGGAAGTTAAACCATCAAAAGAAGCTATGCAAAAGAGAGCATTAACGCTGTATGACAAGTTAATGTTAGCACAAAATATGGCAAAGTGGGAAGCAGCAGATATGCTAGCTAAAAAGATAGGAGCGCGGTTTAGAGTAATTACAGAGGATCAGCTATTTAAGAAACCACCAAAGAGCAAAGGTAAGTGAAATGCAGCAATTAAAACACCCGTTAGATTCGGTTTTTGGTATATCGGAAAATGAAACTGAAGATGATATAAATTCCAGCTATGAAATGATAGATGCTGCTCAACAGCCGGTCTCTCCACCAGAAGACATAAAAGATGAAGATGATAAACTTATAGAAGGAAGAATCGATGAAGTTTATAACGCTGCAATTTCTGCTTTTAATCAGCAAGTAAGCTTCACTGAAATTATTGAGCCAAGGTATGCAGCTAGAAATGCTGAAGTTGCAGCTAACTACTTGAACATTGCATTGGCTGCTGCCAACAGTAGAGCTAAGGTAAAGGTAGATAGAAAGAGAGCTAACCAAAGTTTTGTTCCATATAATAACGGTGGCAAGACGACGAATAATATTCTAATTGCTAATAGAGAAGAAATATTGAAAATGATAACTGTTGATAATGCGCCAAAGGAATTAAAGTAAATGAATTTCAAGGCCTTTTTGTTAGAATCTGAAAATGGTTTTTTTATAAAGGAAAAACCTATTACTGATATTGTTTCCTTGCTAAAGAAGGATGGCAGTGCCATTTTAAATGTCCTAAAAGATGATGACTATTATAGAAGAATTCCTTTTCGTGGATTTAGCAAAGACATGCAAACAAATTATGCCGAAATTTATGTTGATAGACCAAGACTATCAAGAGACTCAAACAATCTTTATCAGCTTTTGATGGATAATTCTGAAAGTTTAAAGAAAGCCGGCATTGCCTCTAGATCAAAATCAATAATCTGTTCAACTTCAAAATTTGAAGCAGAAAATTATGGAAAAGTTTATGCAATACTTCCATTTGATGAAACTGAAATTACTGTATCTTCAGTTCGTGATTTTCTGTTTAGCGGATTAGAAAATTTGAATGTTTACTCGCTGTACACGTTTTCTGAAGCCTTTTCTGAAATATTAGAATATTTTGACGCTGCCCAAAAAAGAGATGAACGTATTGTTTTTACTGACATACAAAAAATAGATGACAGGCTAGCAAAAATAGAGGACATAAGCCGCAGCATTAAAGATGTTTTAAATTCTTCAAAT